GTCCAGTACCTCCCGGAACGCGCCCAGCGTCGCGTCGTAGACGTGGACTTTGGAGCCTTTCATGTCGCTCCAGTCGAAGTCCTCGTCGTCGATCCAGCTGTCCAGCTCTTCCTGGTCGGCCCAGATCCGCTGGAAGTTGGTTTCCAGCCACAGGTCGCCGTCCACCAGCGGGTGATCCGCCGTGCCGGTCGGCTGCGTCGTTCCGCTGAAAACCATGTTGCTTTCGCCGACGCGGATCGTGATCTGGCTGGCCGTTTGCAGGATGAAGGAATACATCTCGCTTGTGGCCGCGTGAACCTCGCTCCGGATCCGGTCGCCTTCCACCAGCAGCTCCGCCCGGTAGACGCTCAGGTTGCCTTCGTCGTTCACCAGCGCCTTCAGCGCCCGCGCCACGAAATGCTCGCTGGTGGTCTCCACGTCCGTGATCGTGACCACCTGCTGCTGGTCAGAGACCAATTCCCATTTATCGTTCGCCCAGCCCCAGATCTTCGCGCCCTGGATCTGCGTCCAGTCGTAGTCCTCATCATGTTCCCAGTCGAAGCCCTCCGCCCCGTCCCAGGTCCCCTGGTGCGTGGACTCGACCCAGATGTCGCCTTCGCTGGGCGTGATCCCGCTGTTCCGCGGGTCCGTGTCCTGGATCCATGTCCGTTTCTTCTCCGCCACCCGGATGTTGATGCTGCTGGCGGTCTGTTGAATGTAAGAATACAGCGTGCTCTGCGCTGCGGACACGTCGGACCGGATCGAACTCTCCGTCATCCGGATCGAGGCGAAGGCGTCCACAATGTCGCCCTCTGCGTGGGTTACCCGGGCGTCGATTCCGTTTCCGTCCACCGTCAGCTCAGAAACCCGGCTCCAGTCCGGCTCGTCCCCGTCCTTGCCGGCGACGGCCTCCGCCACCAGCGCGACCTTGTCCTTCGTGTCGACGATCCAGGCGTGATCCTCTTCGTCCTCCAGCGCCTGGGCGCGTCCGGCGCGTCCGCTGCTGGCGCTCTGTTGCTTCAGGATGCTCGCCACGTCCTGCACTTCATTTGCTAAGGTTACCGTCACGCTCAGCGGGTCGTTGACGATATCGCTGTACGCGAGCTTCGTCACCCGCTCCGTGATCGTCGTGCTGAATTCCGGCAGCGGCACCCGGCACATCCTGCCGATGGTGAAGCTGTCCAGCGGTTCCCCGGTCACTTCTTCCAGTTCCAGGCCGCTGATGGTTACCGTCACCGCCGGCTCGCAGTGCCGGTCCAGGCGCTCCTGCGCCCAGGCCTGCAGCTTTGCCTTCGTGTTCTGGCTCTGATCAGTCTCCGTGTGGCTGATCACGCCGTACAGGTTTTCGTTCTTGCTCAGATAACTGCTGTCCAGCTTCAGGTTGTTCTTGCCGATCGGGTAGATCCGGGTGTACATCCGGCTCCGGTCGATCGTCTTCTTCAGCGTCCGGATGTTCCGGTCGCTCCGCATCTCGCTGCAGATCGTGCTGTTCATCTGCCGGATGTGCAGCGTGAACGGGTACGCGCTGAAGTCGTACTCCCAGATGCAGTCCTCCAGGGAACTGCTGACGGTCTCCATCGCGCTGAACAGATCGTCCCCGTTGAAGCTGTACGGATTGCTGACGGAAGTGTAATCAAAATCCCCAAGCGTCCAGTCGCTCTGCCTGGCAAGGATATACTCCACGGCCTGCTTCGCGGTCGGGTTCGCGCTGCTTCCGCTGATGTCGCTGCTCTTGATCTCGCCGAACATCAGCTGATCCTTCAGCGTCTGGATCACATGCTCCAGCGTGATCGTCCGGGTCTTCCGATCGTACTGTTCGTCGATCGTCTTCACCCGCCATACGATGCCGGCAGCCGGTCCGCTTTCGTCCTGCACCCAGTCGTCCACGCTCAGCACCGGCGAGCCGCTGGGCAGCGTCATTGTCGCCGTGCTCTGGCGTTCGGACAGGTTCACGCTCAGCCGCTCCGGCTGAAACTTGTCCGATACCGCCAGGCTGTGGCCGTTAAGCAGGATCATCATAAATATCTGTTCCTCCAGTTCACTTTTACCGTGCAGTCCTGGCCGGCGGTGTAGGAGCACGCTACCGTCCCGGGCGCCATGAAGAAGTCATCCGCACCGGTCCGGCAGGCCATCACGCTCACGTATGCGTACACGTATGTCTTCCGGATCCGGATCATCCCGTCCGCGTGGTCGATCACCAGCTTCTCGCCGGCTCCGACGCCCAGCCCGGTAAATGCCATCTGCTTTCCGCCGATCGTCAGCGTCAGCGTGTCCAGCGTCCCGTCGTTTCCGTTCGTCACTTCGATGTCCGCCTGGGTCTCCGCGCTCCCGCCGACCGTGATGTTCTTGCTGCCGGAATCGTCCGCCGTGGCGATCGTCTCCGTGCTCTCCGTGCTGTCCTCCCAGTACGGCACCGCGTACGCCCGGAAGGTCAGCGTGAACTCCTTTGTGTAGTCCCACAGGCTTCCCTCGCCCGGCGCCTGGACCAGGATCACGTTCAGCTGGCGGCCGGTCTTATAGTTCACGGTCATGACTCCGCCCGGCGCCGCCCAGGCGTTCACCTTTTCCAGGATCTCCGCCCGTTCGCCCAGGGCCGTCACGTCCCGCCCGTGTTCCATCAGCCGGAACTTGACCACCATGTCCACCGTGCTCCGCCGGTTGCTCGTGATCCGCTGGCCGAATCCGCTGGCGGCGTCCACCGCGGAGATATTTTCTTTTCCGTCCCCGGGTTCAATCCCGCTGATCACGATCCGGCTGTCCACCTGGTCCAGCTGGTTCCCGTTCAGCGCCACCCGCCGCGTCAGAATCATCGTCGAATCACCTCAGTCAGTTGTAGTTTCTCGCGATCTCTTCGCTGACCGCCGGCGCGATCATGCGCCCGACCTTTTCCTTGTCCATGTAGACGCTGATCTTGCCCATGCTCCGCTCGATCGACTTCTCGATATTGTTCGGCAGCGTCTTCAGGCTTCCGATGTTGTTGCTCAGTTCGCTGCTGTCCGTCCAGCCATCCGCCGGGATGTCGTACAGCCCGCCGTTCTCTAGTTCGTAGGTCATCAGCTCCAGCATCCTGTTCAGGGCCGGATAGACCTCGTCCTCCATCTCGTTGGCGCTGTAGTTCTTGCCGTAGAACAGGTTGTCCATGACCTCGAGCAGCTTGTCCGCTTCCTCTTCCGACATGGCCTCTATGACTTTGTCGATCAGCGCGTTTTCCGTGTCGTTGTAGTTCCAGTCGTGGAACATATTCACGAACTCGTCAAACTTGCCGAACCAGTCCTCGTTCATGCTGCCCGGCGCGTATCCCAGATATCCGTATAGGGACTTCCACGTGTCGAAGTATTCGGAGCCGCCGAACTCTCCGCTGTAACGTGCCCACTGTTCGTTATACTTTTTGGTGCTCTCGGCCATCTGTTTCGAGATGTTGATATTGTCGATGATGCCGTCAGCCACCACCGCGACAATGGCCAGTTCAGACAGCACCGTGCCGATCGATGCACCGACGGACTCTCCGCCGATCGCAGCCGTACCGCCGCCGAACAGTTTGGTCCACAGGCTTGTCCCGCCGGTTCCGCTCCCGCCGGTTCCCTTCGGCTTTCCGCTCGGGATCGTGCTCGGGCTTCCGCCGTTTCCGCCGCCACTCCCGCTTCCGTCCGTGGACGGCGCTTTCGGCGTTCCGTCGCCGTTGTTGTACTGCCAGATCGTCTTGATGTGGCTTACAAACGACGCCAGGTTACTCAGCGCCTTCAGGATCTTGCCGCCGGCCCATACAGCGATCAGCGCCTCGAAGCCCTTCTTGATCGTGTCCCAGTTGTCCGGGTTCGTCGCCCATTCCATAGCGCCGACGATCTTGTCCAGGAACTCGCCGAAGGCCCGGACCATCGGGTCGTCGCTCTTCTTCAGGTTGTCAGCGACCTCGCCCAGCATGGCGATGCCTTTGGTGACCGCCTTCGCGATCGACTTGAACATCGCCTCTATGTTTTCCTTGACCTTCTTGACTGCCGCTTCCCGTTCTTTGTCGCTGTCCGCCTGGAAGTATTCCTTGAAGGCGTCCACGATGTTCTGAAGGTTTCCTGTCACGTTCAGCGCCAAGTCTCCGAACAGGTGCACCAGGCCCATCCGCTTCAGCGACTCCCAGCTTTCCTTCAGCATCAGCACCTGGGTGTTCAGATCCGCCATGTTATGGATCTGCTCTTCCGTCAGGCCGTACCCGCCGTTGCTGGCGTCGAACTTGTTCAGCCCTTCCAGGATCGCGCCCCAGTCGCTCAGGATCCCCTCGACGTCAAACCCCTTCTTATTGCCGAAGATGTCCGCCATCGCGGTGTCCCAGGTGCCGTTACGCTTCATTTCGTCCCGGTAGCTGACCATCTGCTGCATGACCGCCTGGAAGTATTCCAGGTCGTTTGTGTAGTTTTCAGCAGAAATACCGAACCATTCCGCGACGCTCTTTTCCTTGCCGCTGTACTTCAGCCGCGTGATCAAGCTGGTCACGGTGCTCATGTCGCCGGCAGCTGCCCGCATGGCGCTGTCCCACTTCTGCACCTCTTCGGCCGTCGATCCGAAGTACGCCGCCAGGTCCATGTAGTTGTCGGATCTTGCCGCGATATCCAGCAGTTCCGTCCAGACCGCGCCGATCGTCTGCCGCACCCGGTCCACGACGCCGCTGAAGGCGTTCTCAATCGCGTCGCTGATCCCGCCCGCAGCGTTCGCCACCTTGCCCAGGCTGTCCGCCAGGCTGTTCGTGGCCACCGTGCTCATGGCCGCGCTGTTCCCGACGTCCTTCATGGACTTGCTGGTGTCCGTCAGCCCGTCCTTCATCTTGCCCAGGGCGGCCCGCGCGTCGTTCAGCTTGATCTGCCACTTCGCGATGGCTTCTTCATTGTCGCCGTATTTTTCCCGGACTTCCTTCAGGGCTTTCTCGTAGGTCTTGACGACCTTCTCCTGCTCCTTGATCTGCTTTTGCAGGTTCTTCAGCCGGGTCTCGTTCTTCTGCTGCTGGGTGGCGTTCTTGCCCAGTTCCGCCGTCTCCGCTTTCAGTTCGCTCCGGAGAACCTTCAGATTCCGCTGCGCGTCCTTCAGCGCGGCAGAGTATTCTTTTTCGCCTTCCAGAACGATCTTTTGCTTGATGTCTCCGCTGGCCAACCCTGTCACCTCACAGTCCCATCTTCCGTCCGATCTTTCCGCCCATCAGCTTGATGTCGTACTTTTGCCGGATCACAAACATATCCCGGATAAATCCCGGGAACATCCTCCTGGCTTCGCTGACCGGAATACCGGCCACGAGCGCGTATCCGTAATACTCCCGGACCCGCGTCCCGCGCCGGTTCTTCAGTTTTTTGCCTCAATCTCCGCCAGATATACGTCATAGACCTGATCGTCGGCGTCGTTGCCGTCCGTGGTCTCGCTTTTCATTCCTTCCTCGACCGCCGCCCGGATCGCCTGTCCGATCCCGGCCACGGCTGCCACCCGGAGCCGCTTCAGTTCGTCCCCGGTCACTGTT